AGACGCGCATTTACATCAAATACAAAAAAATTATAATAACCCTAGACAAAATAATATAGTTTTGTTAAAACCAAAGAAATAAAAAAATAGTATTCAATCAAACCTTGCTTGAACTATTTTTCATATTTGCCCTTGGGTGTGGTAGGACTTTCCCTCTCTTTGTTCCTGCCACATCTTTATTGACTTTTCTCTAAAATAAACATACTCCTAAAGTTACAACCATGGAGCTACATGAACTTAACCAACAAGGTTTTGAAATTATTGGGTATGAAACTTGCATCTGAAATTATGACAACTCACGTATGTCATGAAGTTAAGTTATGGAGGGCGGTTATCGCTCTTGCTTTAGAAGATGTATTGAACACATCCCAAGGTAGAAACGAATCCGTGATAAAAGCACAAGCTCATGATTGGTTTATTAATCCGTCTGACGACTTTGATAAAGTATGCTTTAATGCTGGTCTAGACGCTGATTGGGTACGAGATCGGTACTTACGGGCACTGGACACTGGTCTGGTTAGATTCACTCAAAAACAGCACCTTAACGTTCGATATACAAAGGTGTATGAAAAACTTAGAAGGGAAAAAGACAAAGATGTACGGAAGAAACTACAGAAAGTTGTGGAAAAAATGCGTAGAGAGTTACTTAAAAGCTAGTAATCCAGATTTTAAGGCAATTTGGAAGAAAAAAGCAATACAACTAATGCGTTTAAACAAAATCTACAATGGTAAAATCTAAAATTCCGCATAAAATGACTTTGTGCGTCACCATATAAGATATTTTTACCTCTTTGACTATTCATGATGAGTAGAATATTTGTGACATTCGTGACATTAGGCTCTTTTTGCTCTATTAGTATTGATTTTACTTACTAAATGAGTGTCACAAACCTATTTATTTTGTGACATCACTCTGACATTTGTGACACTAGACTACCTTACGGGCTGAATACCTAAAAGGGTTTGAGATTTTGAATAAGGTAAAAATATCTTATTGGTAGTAGAAACTTGACTGAATAAAATATAAAATAACTCTATGCCAAAAAAAGCAAATATGTTAAAAACGATTCATGAGCTTACTCCAAAACAGAGAAAGTTTGTTGACGTGCTTGTTGCGAATTGGGGAGTTATATCTAAAACCCAAGCCGCCTCTGAAGCAGGTTATAAATCAGATACTAAAAATGGCTTATCTGAAATGGCATCCCGACTGACTAATCCAACTAAAAATCCTCACGTAGTCAGATACTTAGAAAAGAAATTAGCAAACGAAGAACAAAAATACCAAAATAAATTACGATCCTATAAAAGATTTGAAATGTTTGGCAATCAAGCTGCTGATAAAAATCAATACGCAGCGGCAATAAATGCTGAATATAGGGCTGGTCAATTGGCTGGTTTATATGTAGATAAAAAAGAAGTAACCCATAATTTATTGGAGGGTATGAGCCGTGATCAACTTGAAAAAAGGTTATCCGAACTTGAACAGAAGATCGGAGAAGCCAAAAATATCATTGACATTACGCCAGAAGAAACTTCTTCAGAGTAAAGAGCCGCGTGATTTTTTTATTGTGTTCAATGAGATACATAACGCTCATCTGCAAGAAATTAAAACAACAACAGGACAAGTAATTATAGGTACTCATGACAAGAAGAAAACTAAACGTAAATAAAAAAGCTAAAGATTGGAAATCTCGTTTCCCTCTTGTTGAAATAACGTGGGTAGATATTTGTAGCGATTCCTCTTGGAGATCCCTGAAAGAGCTGGAAGATTCTGAACTGCCAAAGTGTGTTACGAAAGGTCATCTGTTTAGTCAAGCCAAAGGCGTTACAAGAGTGTTTGGAGATTACAGTTTAAATGCAAAAGGTGACATAGACGAGATAGGAAACAGTACAATTATACCTAATTCTGTTATTGAAGAAATTAAAAAAATATGACAAAACATACTAAACAAATTATCGTTTCTATTTGGATAATTATTATTTTATTCGTTGCCTTGACCTGTTTGTAATGGCTCTAAGAAAACGTGAATCTAAGCTGTTTGATCGTATCAAGAAAAATATTAAAAACGTACATTTTACAAGGATAGAAAGCTCTACCATCAATGGTATTCCAGACGTTCATGGAGTTGGTTTGGGCAACAGTTTTTGGATAGAATTGAAATCTAATACTAGCAAGGAACCGAAGCTTGATAAGTATCAAATCGCTTGGTGCCACGAATATGTACGACATGGAGGTAGAGTTTTTATTATGTATCAGGCCCTCTCGCAGGGAGCCATAGAAACTTACAGCGTGAAAAGCTTCTCCCACACATTACCAAAACTCGTAAAGGTACACAGCACACCTGATCCCGTTCCCGTTTCCCGTTGGGATGAAATACGAGCTATCCTCCTTCACTACTAGCAGCATCCTTCTGGGACCCAGCAGCTCAGATTCCCGTGCCCGTTTGCCGTTATGGATTGACGTTTTTTGTTTGTTAACGAACACCGCAGAACCTTCCACCAGCATCTTCACGGACGCAGGTGGATCTAAGATCCCGTTTGCCGTTTCATTACTACTTGCCGTTTGCCGTTTATTGAACAATGCACTCTGGATGGGACCAGCAGCTCTGGATGCGGGGGCGTAGGAAGCTCTTCAGGAAGCTCTGGTTTCCCGTTGCCGTTTGGGATTAGTACAAGACTAAATGCATAACTAATATGCGGGGGGAGCGTCCTTCGCAGCGAGCTCTGGTTTCCGATCCCGTTTCCCGTTGGTCGGTAATGAAAGGCATATAGCTAGGTAACACATGACACCAGCACCTTCGCAGCTCAGGAAAAAAAATAAAAATTAGCTCTTGACATTCAGGATTACCTATCTTATATAGATGGGAGAACTTAAACAAAGGAGAACACATATGACTCAGTCACAAAAATTCATCTACTTTAAAGATTTACAGAAAGGAGATGTGATCAAGACTAACCATCTGCATCCGCTGCATCATGTGACGGCGAAGATCATGGAGTCACCGCGACAAGGCAAAGGAGTTAAGAAGACCATCCTGTGTGAGGTACACGGGACGCAGCTGGGATTGTACGATGAAGTAGGATCTATCTACAGCACGCAGGCACTGCTGAAGCTAAATGCCGATAACAACACTTGGAGTAGGATTCTTCATGACTAGGAAAGATGCGCCAGTAGCTGGTGAGGAATATCTTCTGGTCGGGGGATCCAAAGACAAATGCATTGCAAATGGACATTCGTGGGAAGAGAGTAAAGTCAAGAAACGTTATCTCGTTCTCGTATCAGATGTCGTTGCTCGTAGGGTCTACGTTGAGGCCTCGTCCGAGGCAGAAGCTCTGGAGGCTGCAGACTACGGCAAATGGGAGATCCCTGCAGATGTGGAAAGCGAAGAAGTAGTAGAACGTCAAGTTGAAGAAGTCATTGACGTGGAAGATTAATATCCCGTGTTTTGGATTCTCGTCATTCTCGTTTTACTGGGGGCGTTTGCCGAAGGAGCATTCATACACCTTCTGGGGATTACTGCCATCTTGGTTGCTTGGGCAATCACCTCTGGAGCGGGAATGTTGTAATACAACCAAAAAGTTAGTTGACAACTACTCTTATTATGATAAGACAGAAGAAAACAAACGTAAACAAAGGAGTGAACAATGGGGTTAGACATGTACATGTACAGCACCGACAAACATCTCGATAGTTTAGAGGTGGAGAACAGAGAAAAGAAAGAGGGCGAAGAAGAACAAGAAAAGGAAATAGGATATTGGCGAAAGCACAATCGTCTGCATGGTTGGTTTGAACAGAAATGGAACAATCGCCACAATGACGCTGACACCAATTTCAACTGTGTTCGGTATTACGTTTCTCGTGAAGAATTGCTTCAGTTAGAGAAAGATGTCAAAGAGGAAAAGCTACCTGCCACGCAAGGTTTCTTTTTCGGTGATGACAGTTACTCTTACGAAGAATATCAGGAACAGAAAAAAGAGGATTTAGAAATAATAGACAAAGCAAAAAAAGAACTTGAAGCTGGTCGCTATGTGTATTATTCAAGTTGGTGGTAATTAAGTTTCTCGAGGGCGAGTAATATTCTCGCCCTCGTTTATATGAGTGGTCTTTTGTCAGAGTAGCTCCTGTTTAGACCACTCGCCAAATCTCGTTTCAATTTTATTTCTCGTTATCTCGTTTCAATTTCATTTCTCGTTATCTCGTACAAACATATATCTTTGCAGGACTGCAAAAACTCTAGGCATGGCAGGTAGGGGGAAATTCATTTCGTTAATCTGTGGCAATCTATGAAAGACTTTTTATCCACAAACCAATCAAAAATTTATTTTTTTTAAGTATTGCAATTTTTTACTTTAGGCATTATCTTATCAAGATAAGATAAATAATTTATCTTATTTAACTTAAACAAAGAGGAGAAACAAAAATGACAATACAACAAAAAAATCAGCCAATCATATCAAGCGCTGAAAAAAGAGTGTTAAAGTCATACGTTGCACAATCGTATCTTTTTAAAAAGTACAACACTTTAAGAAAAGATACTAAAGATATCGTTGGTGGTATCTTTGACCAAGTGAACATAAATATACTTATCTTAGATAGTAAATCTTATGTTCAAAAAATAACTAAAACTCAAAGGCGATTCGATTCAACTGCATTTATTGATTATGTTAAATCAATGAATGATAGCGAATTGTTAGATTGTATTAATAAATTTTATAAAACTATTGATACTGTTGAGTACAAACCATTTAATGCTGACTTTGATAAAGCAATTAAAAAAGATTTAGGGGGTTTCGATGTCAAATAATAATTTACCCTCAAATCTTTTTTCTAAAATGTTAGAAGAAAAGTTAGGCGATAACTTAGATACATCACGACTGCATGCGCTTGTTAATGATGAGCGCGTGAAAAGTCTTAACTATGAAATTCTTTACAAGTTTTTGGAAAGCGCTGTTGAAGAATTTATCTTAGTTAATAATGGAAACCCTTTAGCTGATGACTTTAGAAATAAGGTCTTTACTAAAATGGCAGATGTACTTAACTTGTTATTAGGAAAACCTAAGAATGAGCAAGATATCAATTAAGTACGCTAATGATATTCCCCCGATTGTTTCGGGGGTGTATCTACTCATTAACTCTAAGTATAATAGAGTGGACTATGTTGGGTGTTCGAGGAATGTGTACCAATGTATTATGGGCAACTATAAATTAAATACTAAGGTACATAAACTTAGAATACTCAGATGCTCATGGAATAATCTTAGGCATTACCAACGTAGAATAACTAATCTGTTTAGACCTAGACTAAACTCTATTAGATAGATCAATACACAACTCATAGAGGTACCAAGCCACTATCAAAACTCGATAGTGGCTTTGACCTATGGCACCCCCCTTGAAACGATATATGTTACTTGGACAGGAGGGCTTTACAACCTATTACATACATGTATACACTATGAAATAGTTATGTCGCACGAATTATTAACAACTGAACAGTTGCGCGACAGAGTCGAAAAAGTTTTCATTGAACACATTAAATTGTGTCAGGATAATTTTTTATATTTTGTTCAAACTGTTTGGCCAGATTTCATTTGTAGAAAAGAAGGGGACCCAAAGAAGTGGGGACATCACCAACATATTGCGCATGAGTTAACCAAAATTTCTAAACAAAAAGGAGGTAGACTGATCGTTAATATGCCACCGCGTCATACAAAATCAGAATTTGCATCTTATCTATTCCCAGCATGGATGATCGGTAAATTTCCTAAAATGAAAATTATGCAGGTGTCTCACAATGCTGAACTTGCTGGAAGGTTCGGATCTAAGGTTCGTAATTTAATTGATAGCCAAGAGTACAAACAGATCTTTGGAGATGTTAAACTACGAGAAGATAGTAAGGCAAAAGGCCGATGGGAGACCAATCATGGTGGGGAATACTATGCAGCGGGTGTTGGCGGTTCTATTACAGGACGAGGGGCGGACTTACTTATTATCGATGATCCACATACCGAACAAGATGCTTTAAGTGACTCCGCTATGGAGAGAGCATATGACTGGTACTCATCAGGACCCAGACAACGTTTGCAACCAGGTGGTTCCATCTTGTTAGTTATGACACGTTGGGCTGAAGATGACTTAACAGGACGACTACTAAAAAATCAATCTGAATTAAAATCAGATCAATGGAACTTAATTGAATTTCCAGCGATCTTACAAACAGGGAATCCTGTGTGGCCAGAATATTGGTCACTAGAAGAATTAGAAAAAGTAAAAGCATCTATTTCACCTCGTAACTGGAACGCACAATATATGCAGGACCCAGTGGCCGAGGAAGGTGCAATCTTAAAACGTGAATGGTGGCAACCATGGAAAGGCGATGTACCAGATTTAAAACATATTATCCAAAGTTATGATACAGCATTTTCTAAAAAAGAATCGGCAGACTATTCTGCGATTACGACATGGGGAATCTTTGAACCTAGTCCAGGAGAGAATGCATTAATTTTATTAGACGCACAAAAAGGTCGTTGGGATTTTCCCGAACTAAAAGCAGTTGCTTTTGAGGCGTACAAGTATTGGGAACCAGAGTCCATTGTTGTAGAGGCAAAGGCCACTGGCCAACCGCTCATTCAAGAGATGCGTAGAGCAGGTATACCTGTTATGGACTATACGCCTACTCGTGGTAAAGACAAGCATTCTAGGGTCAATGCATGCGCCCCTGTATTTGAATCAGGAAACGTCTATGTTCCTTATGGAGA